AATTTTCATTTGAATTTCCTCTCTTTTTCATATGTAAGTTTTATTTCTTCTGGCGTTAGGACTCTGTTGTAAAGTTTTATCTCATCCAGTATTGGGCCAGAAAAGCCGATGCCGTTCCTTGAACCAACGTAAAAATCAACACTTGAAGCATTTAGATTAACTCTTGAATCAGTTCCATTATTTACCTTTTCTTCTCCGTTAACATATATTGTGGCTGCGGATATTCCGAAAGTTATAACTATGTGATACCAAGTGTTTCTATCTAAATTAGTTAGGCATTTAACTTCTGTTTTACTCCATGGGTAAAACTGTATATTGTCACCACCATCTACGAGCTGATTCGCCCATCCTGTGTTGGATGAATTTGTATAAGACATTACTTGAGAATTTCCTTCTGAACTTCTTATCTTAATCCAATAAACTATAGAACCTGAAGAACTTGCAATAAAAGTGGGTTTCTCGACTATAAAGGTATCGTCTACACCATCAAATACCATACTCTTACCGACAACAGACTCAATGGATAATCCTGTAAAGTTAGTATAAGAAACATCATTTCCATTCTTGCTTTCATCAGACAATCCAGAACCACTATCATATTCACCCGGAAGATACAGGACTAATCCGTTTTGTGTGGCGTTTACTGTGTATATTTCGCCTGTCATATCTCTTGACTGCGTTACGTGTTCGGTTGCACTTACTTTCACATTAGTATTAACAACTAAGGTTTCGCCAAAACAAGGAATACAAAGCAGAAGGATTAAAACTATTAGAATATATTTCATATTTAATCCTCCGTTAATGTGATCCCACCAACTGCATTTACTTCATGGGTTAATACTGTTTCATTGTTTACAAGTTTAAGAGATATATCCTTTTCTGATAATGATAGTGCAGTTACTGGCGAACCATCTACGAAACCACCCGATACCTCAGAAGTATATACAACTTCACTGTCAGTATTATTATAGACTTCCAGATAGCAGTCATACTCTACATTGGTATGATGTAAACTTAAACTAGAAATGTTCACCGTTGCCGATGTCTCTGTCGTAAATCTTCCTAGCAATACAGATTCAGTTCCACCTATTGTTATGTATGAAGTTGAGAACGTATGGCCACCTGAACCACCACCGCTTGATGCACCTATTTCTTGTGTTCTTGTGGTGCTATCGTCTCCCATCCATTTTATATAAATAGAGGAATTATCAGCACTTCTATAAAAATTCAATTCATCGGTTAAAACATCTGCTTCGGGCGTAAGATTCCAACCCCCTGCTGTTGTTACTGCGGTCCATCCACCAATTCCACCAAAAAGTGTATTATCCCACGCAAACATTCCCATTGCTTTGACTTGCTGTTTCTTTGGATCTGTTGCTTCTGCTCCTGCTGACCATACCGAGCCATTCCAAAGGTGTAAGCCTACTGCATTTACTTGTGTCCTCTTAGGCGTTTCAGCTACCAGAGATACTACCAGAAAAGCAAGTATTAATATGACTAATAGCTTTTTCATGCTTTAATTCTCCTTATTGGTTAGTATTCATATCATCTGAAGTAACTGCTGAACTGTCTGATGCTCCACCATTTACATTTCTAAGTTCTACATATACTGTGGTTACATCTGATGCACTTAAAGCTGTTGTATTAGGTACGAATACTGCTGCATTTTCAGTTGAAACTTCAATGTATGCAATCGGAGCATATAAAGCTGTTACTGCTGGCAATACTGCTGCTTCTGTAGATAAAACTATTGCACCTTGTACTGTTTTCCATGCTCCTGCTGCATTTATTTCTAAAAGAAATTTACATCTTTCGTCTACTGCTAATGAAGTGTGTCCTGCGGTGAATTCTATTGCTGAATCAGTTGCTTTTTGATACATTACGTTATCAACTGAATAATCTACTGCGTTGTTAGTTTCCATCTGGTCTGTTGTTCCACCGATATCTAAATCAGCAAAACTATAACAGTTAGTTCTTCCTACTGTTCTTGAAGAGTTATAATCTTCTTTAATTTCATTGATAAGGGTTTCTGTTCCCTCTAAAATTTGTGTTACATTGATCTTGTTTACCCATGCTCCTGTTAAAACTGGAGCTAAACATAACATTACTACACAAACTAATAAACCTAACTTCTGAAAAAAACCATTCTTATTCATTCTTAAATACTCCTACTTTTTATTTTAAGACTAAAGGTTGAGATCCCCGAAAGGACCCCAACCAATTTATTTACTATACTGCTTCGTCACGAATGAAAAAACCTGTATACCATGCCATCATCTTTCCTGAATCCATTGCTGCACCGAGAACCAAACTAAGGTAATCTTCTTCGGTATAAAGCAATCCGCCCAATGCACCATTAGTATCTGACGGTGTACTGTTGAAAGCTCCTGCTGCAACGGTGTCAATTGAAGCATCCCAACCATTAACTGCTGCTGAATCTCCCATTGTATGTGTTCCGGCTTCTCCGGTTATTACTCTTAAACCAGCCTGAACTACATGAAAATCTTTAGGGATTATCAAGAGTTTACAAACATCGCCACTATCCATAGGAACTGCTGAAAAATCTATGATTGCAGAATGTTTGATGTTGTTATGCTCACAAATACGAGGAGTAACTTGAAATTTCGTAAAATCACTTCTTAATGACATAATTCAATTATCTCCTTTAAGTTGATGCAACATCGGAAATCCGATATCTACTTACCATAACTGAAAAAGAACCGAAATTCTTAGAACCGAAAGATGGTGTTTCCGTTTTCTGGATATCCATCCAAGCATAAGATACTTTTTTCTTATGATCGATTAGTTCAGTTGAAACTTCAGGAGCAGGACCATCTCCCCTGACCAATGCCTGACAACCACACATTACGCAATGTCCGTAAGGGATTGCTGCACCCCCACCATCGGTAGCGATTGGCATAGAATTATGAGGAATAACAAGGACATTTGCGTGATATGCTACTGCACGTTTAAATATCGGGTTGTCTTTTCCTCTTGCTCTGGCTTCAATAACCATACTCTTCCAGGTTGAATCTTCTTCGAGTCCAGTTGCAATATCTGGGTGGACGAAAAGAATAAAAAGTTTTTCACCATTTATGGTCAACTTTCTGAGAGGGATAATTCCAGCAGATTTGTTGTTGAAATAGTTAAAACCAGTTGAAGCACCTACTGAAAGGTATCTCAGGAATGTTGGAGTAAGAAGACTGTCTGTCTGGGACATTGCGGTTACTGCGGTTGCTTTTGTTGCTGTTCTTGCAATTGCATTAGATCCGTCATGCCATACAAACATTGTTGGTGCTGCTGTCAAAGCTTCTACATAATCGAGTTCTCTTCTTTCAACTGCAACCGTCTTCATTGCTCGATGGGCCTGAACTGAAATACTAAAGGCAGCACGAATTTTTTCCATTCTGTCTTTATGTCTACAAAGTATTGCTCTCCATTCAAGTTCTAACTGGTGAACATCATACTCAAGTTCCTGTTCAAAACCTATAAGGTCCTGATTCTCGTTACGAGTTTTCTTAGGATCAAGTTTATACATCAATGGAATACTTACTTTTGCTCCGCCTTTTGTATCTCCGAGTCCATTTCTTACTATTGTAATCAAAGAGTTGCCTGTAATTCCGTCTTCACTTGGATTGTAGTAAGATTTATCATCTAAAATCGAACCATCTTTTGCGATTCCCTGTCTTTCTTCAAGGTGTGTAAACCAAGAATCATCAAGCGTTTCACGATATAAATTTTCTTCGTAAATTAGCTGATCTACATGATCACCACTATTAATGGCATAGGCGTTTGTTGCCATGATTGTTATCTCCTATTTTTGTTCATCTTATCAATTCTTGCCTTTATATCTTTCTGAGACATATAAGCAGGATTTGATTCAGTCTTTTTCTTTGCAGATCCAGACTTTTTCTTAGGATTAACACCAGAAGCACCTTTTATAGTCGGACCACCCATAGATGCAGATTTTATGTTTTCTGCAAGGCGTTTACCAGATCTAGTCTTCTTGGCTGTTTTTCCGTCAATCTGTGCCTGAAGTTCTTTGATCTGTTTGTCCTTTTTTGCTAAAAGGTAAAGGTTTTTCATATCTGTTGGATCGTTTGCAGCAGGATTAGAAATGATTTTTGCTATTGCATCATCATCTAAACCATGATCTGTTTTTAATACATTTATGAGTTCGGTCTGATATTCGTTGAGGTCTGGTGCAACCTTTTTTAGAAGTTCAGCGTTATTTTTTTCAAACTTTTTTTCTGCTTCTATGGCTGCTTCTCGTTTTTGAGATTTTAATTCCTCTTTTGCTCTATCGTATGCCGATGCTCCCTTTGTATCAAAAATCATGTCAAGGTTCTCTTCTTCCTCTTCATTAAATTCAACATCTTTGAAATTTCGAATGATCTTTTTCAAGTCACCCTTTTCTTTACCCATTAGCCCTATCTTCTTTCTCAGGTTTTCCAGTTCGGATCGTTCACCTTCGGTAAGCGGTTCTTCTTCGGACTGTCCATCATCTTCTTCTGGATCCGATTCACTTTCGTCATTGTCTTCGTCTTCTTCCGGGTCTTCGTCAGAATCTTGGTCTTCTTCGTTTAATTCTTCATCTTCTGTATCGAGATCATCACTCTCAAGGTCCTCAGATTCATCATTCTGGACGTTATCGCTTTCATCTTCGTCAAGAGTCACACCGTCTAAAAGTGCCTTTCTTTTAGCCTGGTATGTGGCAATCTCTTCACTTGATAAATACATAACGCTATCCGTCTTTGATTCTCTGTCTGGATTGTCTTGTAGGTCAAATTTCATTTGTACTTCCTCTGGGACTCGTTTTTAAGCTACCCCGATGCAATTATTTTTTTACAAAATTAAGTTCTGAGTGGTCTTTCATTACTTTTGATTTGATAACTTCAAGTGAAGCATTGATTTCTTCAATTACACTTTCAGATTCAACAAGGTTTCCCAAAAATTCAAAGTTCACTACATTTGTGTCTTCTTTCTTGGTTAATTTGTTGATAAACTTCTTTGTAGCTTTGAATTTCAAAATAGGGCCTACTCTTTCTACATCGAACCCGCATACTGCATTGAAGGAATGTTTAACAAGATCAACTACAAATCCTTTTACTTGCTTTTCTTTTGATGCTGCCATGATTTCTATCTCTCCTTTTATTTATTAACCTGCCTGTTGTTGTCCTGGTTCTGGCTGGTTTGCTATTAGTGTTTTTTCTTTTTCTGCATCCTGTGCCTGTTTTGCTTGTGCCTGTTCAAATTCCCTTTGCTGGTTGATAAGTCCTAACATTTCGTCTTTGATTTCCTGTGGAAAAGGACTATACATAATGAACATTTCTGCTGGAATATCTGGTCTAACCTTCATCATTTCTACAATGATTGTGAAGTATGCAAGTCTTACAGTTGGACTGTAGGCCTCTTCTGCCATTCCTATATCTACTTCTGTGAAGTCTTCGTCATAAAGAAAATCTATAATCTCTTCGTATGTTATTACTGGTTTTTCTCCGATATCTCTTTGTTCTCTATCCTCTACTACTTCAAATTCTCCAAGCTTTGCTACTTTACCTTTCGTTTTACTTCCTTGATAAATAATCATTTCAAGGATCTGTTCAGGGGAATATACCTGTTGTGCCAGGATAAGAACATTTTTGAAAAAAGCTAATTTTGAATATGAGTAGTTCTTCATCATTCGCACTAATCCAAGTAAAGCTTGTTGTTGCTGTCTTAATATTGCTACTCCTGATTGATTGGCTCCGGAAGACTGACTTCTGAATTCTGGGTTCAAGTTCAGCAAAATATCCATTGTGTTTTCTCTGTCTTTGATAATTGACTGAAGAATGTTTATAACCTGTCCGGCATTGTGCTGTTCTTTCCTTGGAGGTCTTGTCGTGTCAGTTACTTTTATTGCTGCCTGTGGTTTCTGTCCCTCCCCTAAGTAATCTTCCTCATCTTCAGGAGTATTGAAAGTATCTTCATCGTAAAATGTAGGTTGTGCAAGTTGATAATTTGCATAATCGATTAAAAGACTATCGAGTTTATTGATAAGCTTCTGTTCATCTTTAATCAGTTCTGTTTTACCTAGAAATAATTCTCCCTCTTCATCATTTATCCTGAGGCAATACGTTGGAGTCGTAAAGAAAATATCTTCTTTAATTCTAGGAAATCTATCTCTCAACCAGTATTCTTCTAATACTGCATATCCGGCTACTCTCAAAATCTTCATTCTGTGGGTTGATCTTGCAAGAATAATAAGATCCTCTATTTTCTTAACCATTTTAATATATTTTTCTTTCCAGTTATCTATGTTTATTGCTTCCTGTGTGCCTGTATCTATCAATACAAAACTTGGCATCATTATCTTAATCCAAAGTTCCCTAACATCAATTGTGTCGTTTGTTCGGTCTATTTTCTGGTTTCCGTCTGCCTTTCCTGTTGCTGGTGCATTTGTAACTCTTATTCCATTATCTGTCTGAGATATCTTTCCTGTTGGGGTTGATTCAATCCCCTTCATTGCTCTCAAAAATTCATCTTCTTCATGTGGATACATTGCTACTAATTCATCGTAACTATATAATTTTGATCTTATTTCATACTGTCTATCTCTTCCATCTTTCTTGAAATGTTCACCGTAATAGATATGATTCCATGGAAACCTTTCCATTATTACTTCACCTTCAGGGTTTTTGTTCCAATCTGGATATGCTGAAAAAATTCCTCTTCCTGGTACTGCTTCGTCGTGAAAGATATCCATTTCTTCTGAAGGAAACATAGATATTTCTGTAATATGTTTCAGTACAAAGTTTGCTATGTCTGCTCCTACTTGACTTCCTTTATGGTTTGGGTGGCATCTGATATCTGTTTTATTGCTTTCAAATTCACCTTCTATCATTTCAATAACCGGAGCCATTCTGTTACTGGTAATATGAGCTCGATATTGATCGTCCAATTCTGCTATATCTTCCTCGTCCCATTGATCATTTCTGTCAGTCATTCTGACTGCTTCACTTCCTCTTTCTCTTGAAAGTGCTTCTCGATCCGCTGCATTTAATAAGTATTCATCAACTAATTCAGTCTTCTGTCTTGGGGTCATTGCCTTGTAAGGGTCTTTCATATCCTGTGTTAGTTCTTCCCCTGACATTAAATCTTCTTGATGATGTTCTGTATCTGCTAAAATGTAGTATTCATCCTCTGGTTCCTGAATTACTGCTTTTGTTTGTCGGTCTAACATTAATTCTTTTGCCGGAATTAACTCTACATCATGCTCATGTCCGTCTGGTCCTGGAGAACAAAACTTTTCACCTTCGGAATTAACAGCGATAATATGTTGATGCTTGTCTTGTTCTTCTGACTCAAACGTGACATATACTCTCATTAAACTTTTCCCCTTTTAAAATTTTACTTTACATTCCTGCCCAAGTTTTATTTCTTCTTCTTCTTTGGATTCTGGAACGATTCTTTCTCTTTTCCCATCCTCGGCCTGCTGTTCTTACCCCTCTTGGTAAGTCTTCATGTTTAACCTGAAAAGCTAACATAACTGCATCTGCATAATCTGGGGACCTCCCTAAATCTTTCTTCAAATCTTTCTTCGAAATAATAAATATCTTTCCTCGATTATTCTTGTCCCACTTAATTGCCTGAATCTCTTCTGTTAAATCGTAAACGTCCGGCAGTTCAAATATATCTTTGTTAAATTGATTTCTGAAATTCCACCAACATTCTGCACGCATATTAATGAATTTATTAATATCTCTCGCACTTCCACCCATCTGCTTTTTAACTAATTTGATATGTGGAAACTTCTTTTTAATCTTCCAGTATATTTCAAAACCAGGTCCATCATATTCAATTACAATTGCTGCAGGATCATATTGATAAATTAAACTGCATAATCCCTTGAATATTACATCTGGTTCAATTCCATCTATCTCATGGATAGACTTAATCCTGTTAGCTTTACAAGCTGCTACTGTAAATCTGTCCTTGCCCTGTCCTGCTGCATCTATACCCAATACATATGGGTAATCCTCTGGAACATCTACCATTCTTTCATTGGCTTCAAAAATCTTTTCGTAGCTTATCAAAGAATCTTCTTCTTCAGTCGGTGGTTCTCCCCAGACATTCACTCTGTAATGGTTCCGAGGTTTACCTAAAGGATACTCAGGCCAATACTTCGACCGCATATCATCTATCTTGCTCTGCATTACGTTATGGCTTAATTCACTATTCCAATGTAAAAGAACGTACTTCTCTCTTTCCTTCTTATGATAATGACTCTCATATGCAAAACCCTTAGTAGTATTAGGATTGAAAATCAATATACAAAAGTTCACCGGTCCAGTCATTGTCTCGTCAAGTGGTTCTGCTACCGCTGGTGCTACTCCATCTGCTTCTTCAAAAATAGGAAACATATAAAATGCGTGAAACCCAGACATACATTGCTTTTGCTGTTCTATTGAACCGTTCTTTGCACTGGTTCTGATAATGGCGTAATTCTTCTTTGCGGGATTCTCAGTATCATTTCTATAAATCTTATCGGTATGAATAGATATCTTTTCTCGTAAACGGAAGATATAATTTCCGTTCTTATCCATTCTATCTTTCCACGTTGCTACTTCTCTTGTTACAATATCTACAACCTGATCGTACTTGGGTCCAGTTATAGGTATCAATACATCTGGGAAAACACATAAAGCATAAAGGATAAACAAGGCCACTATCATATCCTTTCCGTTTCCCTTTCCTGATCTTATACTAATCCCCTTCTTTTTGTAATAAGCCTTTACCCAATTAGGCATTTTCCATTCATAATAAACTTTCTCTCTCATGTTGTAACAATGTTCATAAGCAAATAATTTAGCATTTATCATGTTGCTGACTTCATCTACAAACTGAGCCTGTTGAGGATCTAAATATAAATCACAGTCTCCACCAGGATCATCTACCGGAATTCCAATTATGTCTTCTATAAAATCCCTGAAGCTGGTTGAATATAACTGCCAACCCTCAAGTATCTTTTCATCTATGACCTGAAGGTTTTCGGGCATATTATTATGTTTGCTGTTATGTCCTCCCTGCCATTTCTTTTTATATTGTCCTCCGGTGTAGTTTGCCATTTATTCTTTCATCCCCTGTCCAGTGAAAATAACAAAACCTATTTCTTTACACTCTTTACACTCTAACTTTTGCAATAAAGTCTCTTCTGGAAATACTGCTATCCATCTTTTCAAACATTTTAAACAAATAACTTCAGCAGCTATATGAGGAAGATTCTTTTCTATTGATTCAACCCTGTTGTTAATACATTTACCGTTATCGTCTCTTTCATAATGTGCTTGATCGAACCACTCATTACTTCCAATAACTTTAGTCGGACAAAATACTGGGTGGTGATTTCCTTTGCAGATGTCACATGGCAAATCGTTATTACTCATACTTTGTCTTTAATTCCTCTATTTCGGATTTTTTGTTTTCTAGCTGTTCCATAACCCATTTTTTTACACCTTTAGGAGTAGCTATATCTTCATTTGTGAAATAAGCGAGTTCATATTGCCATTCGTTATCACTCATTATCTTGTCCTTCTCCTATGATTTTGTGCTTTCTTTCGCTTTGCTCTTCTCTGCTTTCCCATTGTAATTGGGGAATACTTATGCACTTGCTCTAATCTATTATTCTCATTTTCTTTTCTTTTCAGTTCATATTCACTATCGTTGTAGGCTATATCTTCTCTGTAAGGTGGCATTATTTACCCTCTATCCAATTTCCGTTTTTATCCCGATTCTCTTATTAAATCTTTCATTAACTTTTCTGTTATAAATATTCCCTTTGGTATCTTTTCTATCTCTCTATCTTGATTTGTTTTAATCATCATATCTCTATTCCTTTATGCTATATTCAACTTCCTGCATGCTTGCTTAAAGTCTTTGTTCTTAAAATATCTTTCAACTCATTCTGTAACTCTTTGAAATTTAAAATCTCTATTTTCTCTGATTTTATTTTCTTTTTTAATTTCCACA